AGAAGTAAACAAAAAACGGACGAAGAACTCTAAACTAGATGAAACCGCAATCGCTGTTGTTAAAGTTAATCCTGATGGTTGGTACGTTGATAACATTATATATGGGCGGTGGAGCCTTGACGAGACTGCCACCAAGATATTTCAGGCCGTCAGAGATTACCGTCCTATCAGCGTTGGTATTGAACGAGGAATCGCAAAGCAGGCTGTAATGTCGCCTCTGATGGACCTACAGAAGCGCTACGGGACGTTCTTCAGAGTCGAGGAGTTAACCCACGGTAACAAGAAGAAGACTGACAGGGTAATGTGGGCGCTGCAAGGACGCTTTGAGAACGGCTACGTAACACTGAGTAAAGGCGAGTGGAACTCTAGGTTCTTGGACCAACTGTTCCAGTTTCCAGATCCTCTGACCCACGATGACTTGATTGACGCTTTGGCTTACGTAGATCAGTTAGCACAAGTAGCGTACCACTACGATTTTGAAATAGACGACCACGAACTACTAGATGTAGTAGCAGGATACTAAAGTGAATCACAGAGTTTTTAGACGGTTTAACACATATGGCATCTACGCTATTTCTGCCGTAGTGTTTTTTACACTTGGTTACAGCGTAGCAATACTTTAAGGAAAGTACTATGGCAGAAGATATCTATAGCCCAGACCCTCTGATGATTGAAGAGTCTCTGGAAGAGTGGGTGATGACCAAGTGTGAAAACTGGCGTGACCACTACGAGTCAAATTACGAAGCAAAGTTTGAAGAGTACTACAGGCTCTGGAGGGGACAGTGGGATCCTACGGATTCTCAGAGAGGATCAGAGCGTTCCAGAATCATATCTCCTGCGCTACAACAGGCCGTAGAGTCTAACGTAGCAGAACTAGAGGAAGCCACGTTTGGTAGAGGTAAGTGGTTTGATATTTCTGATGATGTTAATGACAAAGACCGACAGGACGTACAGTACCTGCGTAACAAGCTAACAGAAGACTTTGAGAAGTGTAAAGTACGTAAGGCTGTTGCAGAGTGCTTGATTAACTCCGCTGTGTTTGGTACAGGCATGGGAGAGGTAGTTCTTGAGGAGATCAAGGAGATGGCTCCTGCTACTCAGCCTATCATGGGTGGGGACTTAACTGCCGTAGGCGTCAACATTACTGACAGAGTGGTAGTTAAGCTGAAGCCCGTGTTACCTCAGAACTTCCTCATAGACCCTGTAGCAACGACTGTAGAAGACGCTATGGGTGTGGCTATTGATGAGTTTGTGTCTAAGCACAGCATAGAAATGCTACAGGAGCAAGGCGTATACAAAGACGCTTACATTGAGTCTGCCGCGCCTGACACAGACCTAGAGCCTGACCAAGACCTCACGATCTACAACGACGACAAGGTACGCCTGACGAAGTACTACGGACTCGTACCTCGTGAGTTGCTTGAGGCTGAGGACGTAGAAGTAGAGTCAGAGTCTATGTACGTCGAAGCTATCGTAGTTATAGCTAACGGTGGCACACTACTAAAGGCTGAAGCTAATCCGTACATGATGGGTGATAGGCCTGTAGTTGCTTTTCCTTGGGACGTAGTTCCCGGAAGATTCTGGGGTCGAGGCGTATGCGAAAAAGGTTACAACTCACAGAAGGCTTTGGACACAGAGCTACGCGCACGTATTGACGCCTTGAACCTCACGATTCATCCTATGCTTGCTATTGACGCGACACGTTTACCTCGTGGCGCTAAACCCGAAATACGTCCGGGCAAAATGATTCTAACTAACGGAGATCCTCGTGAAGTTCTACAGCCATTTAACTTTGGACAAGTTGGTCAGATTACTTTCGCACAAGCACAAGCGCTTCAGCAGATGGTTCAGCAGTCTACAGGAGCGGTTGATTCAGCAGGAATTGCTGGCACTGTTAACGGTGAAGCTACTGCCGCTGGTATTTCTATGTCTCTTGGTGCTATTATTAAACGCCATAAGCGCACCCTGATTAACTTCCAGCAGTCGTTTCTGTTACCGTTTGTAACTAAGGCTGCACACAGGTACATGCAGTTTGATCCTGAAAACTACCCCGTAGCTGACTACAAGTTCAACGCTACGTCTACGCTAGGCATTATCGCTAGGGAATACGAGGTAACTCAGTTGGTGCAACTTCTGCAAACTATGAAGCAAGACAGTCCAATTTATCCTGTGTTGATCCAGAGCATCATCGACAACATGAACCTGAGTAACCGTGATGAGTTGATTGCGTCTATGCAACAGGCTCAACAGCCAGATCCTCAAGCACAGCAAATGGCTCAGATGGCTCAACAGGCACAGCTTGAGTTCCAAAAGAGTCAAACTCAGGCGTTGCAAGGTCAGGCGGCTGAATCTCAAGCTAGAGCAGCTAAGTACAACATAGAAACACAGCTTGCTCCTGAAGAACTACAGATTGAGAAAATTGAAGCAATCACCAGAAATATTAAGGAAGGAGACGCAGACGACAAAGAGTTTGAAAAACGTCTTAAGATTGCTGAAGTAGCACTAAAAGAAAAGTCTATGAACAACCAAGAAAACAGAGGAGCAGCTTCCCGAAATGATAATGACACAAACAGAAATGAACCAATTTCTCAGCCAAATCAACGAAGCGTTCCAAGACCAGTTCAACAAATTGGAGAAGCTAGAAGCCAAGGTGGTGGCCCTAGAGGACCAAATGTCGGACCTGCGCCAGAAAGAGGACTCTAACAGTGCCAAAGGAAAAAGACCCAAGACTAGCAAGAGTAGGAGTGGCGGGTTACAACAAACCAAAGAGGACGCCTAGTCACCCCACTAAGTCACACGTAGTTGTGGCTAAATGTGACGACGGTAAAGTTAAGACTATCCGGTTTGGACAACAAGGAGTATCAGGTGCTGGCAAGAGTCCTAAGACTGCTAAGGAGAAAGCGAGGCGTAAGTCCTTTAAGTCTCGTCACGCTAAAAATATAGCCAAAGGGAAGTGTTCTGCGGCTTATTGGGCAAACAAGGTGAAATGGTGAGGAGATAGCTATGCCAAAAGGAAAAGGAACATACGGAAGTACAATAGGAAGACCACCTAAAAAGAAAAAGAAGAAGGTTAAGAAATAATGCCTAGAGGACTATATGCTAATATCCACGCCAAGCGTAAGCGTATCAAGGCTGGATCAGGTGAAACTATGCGTAAACCGGGATCAAAAGGAGCTCCTAAGGCCTCTGCCTTTAAAAAAGCTAAGAAAACTGCCAAGAAACGGTAAAATTTACATAAAATAAAGCTTGACTTTTGAGTAAAAGTATGGTATAATATAGGTGTACTTAGGTACACTTAATACAACAGAGACAACCCAAGAGGCCTCAAGATGGATCAAGAAACACAGCAGTACTACGACGCATACTTTAGTCTTTTTATTACTGATGGCTGGAAGCAACTTGTGCAAGACTTTGGTAACAATGCTTTACAGATTAACAGTATAGAAGCAGCTAAAGATGCTAACGATATGTTCTTCCGTAAGGGACAACTAAACATATTAGCCCACTTAATCAACATGGAAACTATCGTTAAAACTAACTACGAAGAGGCCTCTAAGCCTCCAGAAGAAGATGATTAAAGTATTTGACTTTCGTTGTACTAACGGACATACCTTTGAAGAATTTGTAGAGTCAGGTACTACATCCAGTAGGTGCGGATGTGGTGCTAACGCTACAAAGATTGTATCAGCAACTCAACACATACTTGACGGTTCCTCTGGGGATTTCCCCGGTAGGCACATGAAATGGATACGTGAACACGAGAAGGCTGGGCAAACCACGCGGGAAACCTCATAGGCTAACTCCCATTTAATCCTCCATAACCTAATAAAAACAATAGGCGGGGTAAGTTTAGAATGTCACGAGCAACACTAATTGATGAGCGTAAGGAAGAAGAATTAGAAGCAGCAGACCAACTCGACACACGAGATACTGTAGAGACTCCTGAAGAGGAACAACCTCAGCAGCCCGAAGTTCCAGAAAAGTACCACGGTAAATCTGTTGAAGACCTCGTACAGATGCACCAAGAGCTTGAGAAGTTTTCAGGTAAACAGAGTACGGAAGTTGGCGAGTTACGTAAAGTTGTTGATGATTACATCCAAACACAACTCTCAACCCAACAAGCACCTCAACAACAGCAACAACAAGATGATAACGATGACGATGTAGATTTCTTTGTCGATCCTAAGACCGCTGTTAGTAGAGCTATAGACAACCACCCTAAGATCAAAGAAGCACAGGCTTACACACAACAGTACAAACAACAGGCTACTCTTGCACAACTCAAGTCCTCTCATCCTGAGATGGAACAGATACTGCAAGACCCTAAGTTTGCTGAGTGGATCAAAGGGTCAAAAGTCCGAACACAGTTGTTTGTTCAGGCTGACCAAGCATACGATTACGACGCTGCACACGAACTATTTAGTCTCTGGAAAGACAGGAACCAAGTAGTTCAACAGACTGCGCAAGCAGAACGAGCAGCCCGTAAGAGTCAGGTAAAGTCAGCTAACACAGGCAACGCTCGCGGAACAGCAGAAGGATCTCGTCGTAAAGTTTATCGTCGTGCTGACATTATTAAACTTATGAGAACCGACCCAGAACGCTATCAGTCCATGTCGGACGAATTACTCAAAGCGTATTCAGAGGGTCGGGTCCGATAGCCTAAAGGAGAATTACAATGGCTAGTGAAACCTCTGGTACTTACTTTACAGCTAATGCTGTAGTAGACAAAACTGCTGCTGGGACTTTTATCCCAGAAATCTGGAGCGATGAAGTAATCGCTGCTTACCAAAAGAACCTGAAGATGGCTCCTCTTGTCAAGCGTCTCGCTATGTCTGGCAAGAAAGGTGATGTTATTCACATCCCTAAGCCCATTCGTGGTGCTGCATCTGCTAAGGCAGAAGCTGTAGCAGTTACGATTCAGGCTAACCTAGAAACTGAGTTGCAAGTAACTGTTGACCGTCACTTTGAGTACTCACGTTTGATTGAGGACATCGTAGAAGTACAGGCTCTGTCTTCTCTGCGACAGTTCTACACCGAAGACGCTGGCTACCAGCTTGCTCTGAAGGTAGACACTGACCTCATCAACGCTGCTACTGGCTTTGGCGACGGCACTCGTACTCAGACTCCTGCTGCTACTGGTGCTAACTGGGTAAACAGCAACAGCTACTACTTTAACTCTACTGCTGGTCTTGCTGCCTATGCAGTGGATACTGTAGCTACAGGCGACAACTTTACGGATCTTGGATTCCGCGAAGCTATCAAGCTGATGGATGACGCTGACGTACCTATGGATGGACGAGTTCTCGTTATTCCTCCTGCGTCACGTAAGTCAATCATGGGCATTGAGCGTTACGTGTCTTCTGACTTTGTAGGTGGTCGTGGTGTTGAGTCAGGACTCATCGGTAACTTGTACGGTGTTGACGTATACGTTTCTAGCAACTGTCCCGTAATTGAGACAGGTGGTGAGAACGGTGCTTCAGCTCTTGATACCCGTGGTTGCTTGTTCTTCCACAAAGACGCTCTCGTAATGGCAGAGCAAATGGCTGTACGATCTCAGACCCAGTACAAGCAAGAGTATCTTTCTACTCTGTACACGGCTGACACTCTGTACGGTGTTGAGACTTACCGTCCCGAAGCAGGATTTATCCTCGCTGTTGCTGACGAGTAAAACTCTAGGGGGTCAGCAATGGCCCCTTTTTCTTTCCTTGTTTGTTTTCTTAGGAGTAGTCTATGCCTATCTTTCGGGGTGACGGTGGTTCAGGTGATGCCTCTACGGATGCGTATGCGTCACAGGTAGCACAGAACGCCCAGACTGCTACTACAAAAGCAAACGAAGCTTCTGCAAGTGCTTCTGCTGCGGCTACAAGTGCAACCAACGCTGCTGCTAGTGAAGCTGGTGTTGCGGCTGATGCTGCTGCTGCTGCAACCAGTGCATCTAATGCCAGCACTAGCGAAACTAACGCAGCGTCTAGCGCAACAGCGGCTGCATCCAGTGCATCAGCAGCATCAACCAGTGAAACTAACGCTGGAACTAGCGAGACTAACGCAGCCAACAGTGCAACCTCTGCGTCCTCTAGCGCTACAACAGCAACAACCAAAGCGTCTGAAGCATCGACTAGCGCAACTAACGCAGTAACGTCTGAGTCTAATGCGTCTACCAGTGCATCAAATGCTGAAACGAGTGCTACTGCTTCAGCTACTAGTGCAACCAATGCGTCAACTAGTGAAACCAACGCTGGGACATCAGCAACTAACGCAGCAACATCAGAAACAAATGCAGCAACTAGCGCAACAACAGCAACTACACAAGCAACAACAGCGACTACACAGGCTACTAACGCAGCGTCTAGTGCGTCCAGTGCATCGTCATCAGCGTCTGCAGCGAGCACAAGCGCAACCAACGCAGCAACGTCAGAGACTAACGCAGGTACATCTGAGACTAACGCAGCCTCTAGCGCGTCCTCAGCGTCCACCTCAGCGACGAACGCAGCTACCTCAGCCTCTAGTGCGTCTACTTCTGCAACGGCTGCACAGGCTGCTCAGACGGCTGCTGAGGCTGCTCAGGAAGCCATTGATGGGTTCTTCTTGGGAGCACAGGCGAGTAACCCTACGGTTGACTTAAACGGTAACGCAGTTACTGCTGGTGATTGGTACTTTAACACAGGTGACAACACAACACGTATCTACGATGGATCTGCGTGGAACACGATTAACCCAGATCTCATCGGTGACACTACGCCACAGCTAGGCGGTAACTTAGACTTAAACGGTTTTGAAATAACAGGAACTATTAATGGAGGTTCGTACTAATGGCGACCACGATTAAACTAAAGAATGGCTCAGGTGCGCCTCTAGCGGGAGATCTTGTTCAAGGTGAACCCGCATTTGACTTAACTAACAAACGTCTTTACACAGAAGACTCAGGCGGTTCTGTAATTGAGGTTGGGACAAACCCCACTAGCTTGACTACGGGTACGTTTACCTCCACAGGCATCGACGATAACGCTACAAGCACTGCGATTACGATTGATTCTAGTGAGAACGTAGGTATTGGTACTGCGAGTCCTAACGAAAAATTAAATGTAAGTGGAAATGTTCGCGTCACAAGCGGTTTTGTGTCGTTCTCTGGCTCAATATCTACACCATCTGAGGCGGCGGCTTTATATAGACCGGTTGATAATACATTAGCTATTAGCACCGCTAACACAGAGCGTATGCGTATTAGTAGCTCCGGCCACGTAGGTATTGGCACTACGAGTCCTGACGAGTCTTTAGTCGTTGATGGCGGGGTAAAGATAAGAGGTACTAATAAGTTAAGTTTTACCAATACATCAGACCAAACATACATTACTGCCGCCTCAAGTAACGTATTAGCGTTTGGAACCGATAGCACAGAACGTATGCGTATTGATAGCTCTGGTAACGTGGGTATTGGTACTACTAGTCCCCTACGAAATCTTCAGATTGGTAATCATTCTGGCGCACAACAAGCCTTGTCTATTCAGGCATCTACTACGGGTAGAAGCGACATATTTTTAGGTGATGGCACGGGTTCTGGTGAGTATGCAGGATTAGTTAGATACGACCACGCTAGTGACTTTATGGCGTTTTGGACAGACTCATCAGAAAGTATGCGTATAGATAGCTCTGGTAACGTAATGATAGGAGCTACAAGCACCACCAAAAACTTACTAGTAGAAAACCCATCTACGGCTTCAGGTGAAAATGTATCTTTTAGGCTAAAAACAAATGGGACAGGTTCAGACGCTGATGCTATTTTTGAAATGATTGCGAGCACAGCTGGAGAGTGCCTTATTAACTTTGGCGATAGTAACGACGCCAACGTTGGGAACATACGTTACGATCACAATATTAACGCAATGCGTTTTATTACTAATACAAACGAAACTGTTCGTATTGATAGCTCTGGTAACGTAGGTATTGGTACTGAAAGTCCAGAAACCCGTCTTCATATAGAGGGTAGCGCCGCACCATCAATTATTACATTAGGTAGATCGGGAAACAACACCACAGGAAATGTGCTAGGTGCTTTGCAATTTAAAAACGAAGATGGCTCAAACGACGGGCCAAATATGGTGGCTAATATCCAAGCTGTTGTTCCAAACGCAAACGGCTCTGGCGGTTATTTAAAATTTGGAACGCATGATGGATCAGAAACAGGTGGTGAAGGATCTAGCCCTGTAGATCGCATGATTATTGACCAAGATGGTAACGTGTTGGTCGGTACGACTGTAACAAGCATAAATACTACTAATTTTGGTACAAGAATTTCGTCAGCCGTTCCCGGTTATTTAGCTTCTTACCGTGATGTTGATGGCTCAGGCGTAGCGGTTCTTTTTGGTGGCAGCGTTGGACAAGTTTATGTTCGCGGCGACGGTGACTTAGAAAACACAAACAACAATTACGGCGCTATTTCAGATGAACGCCTCAAGTCAGACATTGTAGATGCTTCATCACAGATTAATGACATTATGGCTGTGCAAGTCAGAAGCTACACGCTTAACGAAACAGGCGCTACGCACATTGGGGTCGTTGCTCAAGAGCTTGAAGCCTCTGGAATGTCTGGACTTGTTAAGACTGACGATGAAGGCATGAAGTCCGTCAAGTACAGCATCCTGTACATGAAGGCTATCAAAGCCCTGCAAGAAGCAGTAACAAGAATTGAAACACTTGAAGCCGAAGTAGCGGCACTCAAAGGAGAATAAACAATGGCACACACATGGACTGTATCCGCAATGGACTACACCGTGTCACAAGACGGACACACCAACGTAGTCAACACCGTACACTGGCGTTGCTCAAAGACTGACGGAGATAACTCTGGCTCATCCTACGGCACTGTAGGTCTTGAGGCTCCGGGTGAGTCGTTTGTTGCATGGGGCGATATTACCGAAGACACGGCTGTTGGCTGGGCTAAGGCGGCTTTGGGTGACGATGGAGTAGCCGCTGTTGAGGCCGCTATTGACGCACAGATTGCTGAAAAGGCTAATCCTACGTCTGGCACTGGTGTTTCTTGGTAAGCTAATGAATGGATCCTCTTTCTTTAATTGCTATGGCGTCTACAACTTTCAAAGGTGTACAGACGCTAGTAAACAGAGGTGCTGAGATTGAGCACGTTGCTCAGAAGTTAGGGCAGTGGTACAGCTTTGCATCTGACATAAAACAAGCAGAAAAAGAAGCTGAAAATCCCGGTGTATTTAAAAAGTTATTTGACGGTAACACCGTAGAGCAACAAGCACTCAACAGCGTCATAGCTAAGAAAAAGCTAGAGGAGCAAGAGAAACAGATACGAGAACTCATTGTGTGGTCTTACGGTGTCGAGACTTATCAAGAGATGATAATGCTGAGGCGTAAGATTAAAGCACAAAGAGAAGAAGTTATCTACAAGCAACGCAAGAGACAACGTATGCTACTAGACACTTTTCTTGTATCTATAGCCGCTGTCGTAACAGCCAGTATTATTTACGGCACGACAGTAATTATCAAAGGTGCATAAGGATGGCAGATCAAGGTATGAAAGAGGTAATGGATACAGTTTCTGTAGCAACTGGTGTTGGTGCCTTGGCTGGCGTATTGCCTTCCTTAGCTGCGTTGTTGACACTCGTGTGGACAGCTATACGCATCTGGGAAACAGACACGGTGCAAGGCTGGCGTAACAGAGGTAAGTCGTAAGTGTGGCAAGCCCTCATTAGTCCTATTGCTGGACTCGCTAAGACTTGGATGAGCAATCGTCACGAGCAGTCACAAGCTAAACACGTAGCTAAGATGCAAGTAATACAGAACACAGCATCTTGGGAACAGCACATGGCACAGGCTAGTGCATCCTCGTGGAAAGACGAGTGGTTCACAGTAGTCCTGAGTGCGCCTGTAATAGCTATTATGTGGGGCGTAGGTATGAACGATCTTGATATCATTGGTCGCGTAGGTGTGGCCTTTGCAGAACTAGGGAAGCTACCTGAGTGGTATCAATATCTTTTGTACGTTGCAGTCACAGCCAGCTTTGGCATACGTGGTGCTGACAAGCTGATGCAACTTAAGGGTGGTAAGTAAGTTATGGATGAAACAGTACAAGGGATACCCATAAAAGACTGGCTCTGTACCACGCTTGGTGGAAAGTACTGTAATGATGAGAGTCCCGTCCCGGTCTTTTCTACGTCTGGTCCTACAGGCGTTCGTGCAGTTTTACCACCATCACAAGCACCCGAAGGATCTGTATCTCCGGGACAACTAAAGGCGCTTCAAGAGTGGCAAAGACTCCTAGACGCCTATGGTCGCGGCGAAGCATCTTTATTAGAGCTTAGAGACTTTGACCCTGCCCCTTTATCTGGTATTGAAGGCTGGTCAGATTACTACAACGACTTTATTACAAAAGAGTCTGTCTTAGACGAAAACATAACTGACGAAAAAATACGAGCAATTTTAAAAAGCAACGGATACTCAGATGAAGCTATAGATGAGATTCTAGCGGCTAGGGTAGACAACGACAACTTTTCTGGTAACAACGTGTTATCCAATGCTCTCTGTGAAGCAGGATACAGCAACTGTAGTGACTGGGGTGTTAACCCTAAGAAAGAAAATGGAACTGAGTGTGTTAACGACGACGGACCCGGAACTTACTCTAATGGAGAGTGTGTTACAACCACAACAGAAAACACAACATGCTGGGAAACTATTGATGGTACTAGAGTAGAAGGCAAAAGAGACGCTGATGGTGGGTGTGTCCCTCTAGTAGATCCTAATGCACCAGACTGCACAGTTATTACTCAGGAAAACGCAGAAGAGTGTGGAACAGATTTAGACAACTTAGTTGAATGTACTGATAATCTAGTTACTTTTGATGATGGAGACGGAAACACAGTAGAACGCCCTGTTTACGCAAGATCACAAGAAGACTGCAATAATAATACTAACACGCTGTTTAACTGTGGTGGAGGAATTTTTGCTAACAGTAGAGATGAGTGTCCTGACGTTGGCGGTGTTACAGACTGTAATCTGGAAGAAAACAAAGATAAACCAGAGTGTCAAGATTTTTGTAGCGATCCAGCCAACGCTAATGCACCAGAGTGCATAGATAAGTCTTTCCAAGACTACGTGGATGAAGTAGGCGAGGGTATTGCTAACACTGCTAAGGGTATCTACGACGACTTTAAAAACGTAATTACAGACTGCGTTGGGGACCCCATAGAATGTATTAAGAAAATTGGTAACAAAATTCTAGACGCAGGTATTCCTGAGAAGTGTCAAGACTTAGAAGGCTGTGACACGGCAGACCCAGATAAAGGCACGTACTGCTGGAAAGACTGTGTAAACTTTAGTGTTTTAGCAGGTATACCCGGTTTACCACCTCTTCCGGGCATGGGTGAAATTGATGTAGGCACCTACCGAGACTTTGAGGACTTTCTCAAGGGCATCGGAAAAGACATCGGTGATTTTACAGAAGACCCGGCGGGAACACTAGAGGATTGGAAAGACGCCATCATTAAAAAGGTTAAAGAGGTTTTTGGTGATGCGACTGATACTAAAGCTAGTGACATTATTGATTGGCTCAAAGGAATCTTTGGTGTTTATACTGCTACTTGGGTTTGGGGAGAACTAGAAGAAGAAATAACAAACCTAATTCCTGTTACGACTATTGATGACGACCCAGACCTGTTTGACGAAACTAAGTGTGTAGAAGAAGACTACTTTAACGAGAATACAGAATCCTGTCTAGTCGCTGGGTACGTAAACTGTGATGGAGGTGAAAACTCAAGTCTTCAAGAAACAACAGGCGGTATAATTCAAGGAACACTTGACGATTGTCCTGTAATACAAGACCCACGGTGTAACGGCATAGGAACATATAATGAGGAGACCCTGAAGTGTGACTGTCCTCCGGGGTACGAAAACGACACAGAAGACGAATCTGGAGACTGCGGTGATCAGGTTGACCCGCCAATAGACCCTTGTGACGAAGACCCAGAAAGTGAGTTGTGTCCGGGTAGTGAAGCCTTCTGTGAGAAGGAAGAAAACCAAGGACACGAACTATGTAAATCAGACGTAGGCTGTAAGGCTAACGATGGAATAACGCCTAGTGGGGCTATACCGGATCTGTGCGAAAAGTGTCCTGAAGGTCAAGACTTTAATGACGCGGGTGTATGTGTTAGTAAGGGAGGACCGGGCGGTATAACGTGTGAAGACGATTATCCAGCAGAAGGCGCTTTAACTTTTGCTCTTCAAGAGCAACAAAGATGGTGGAAAGCTAACTGTGACGATGGAACCGGCGGTACTGATGGTGGTGGTGGTGATCCTTTAGAGTGTTCAGAGATAACAGACGAAAACGCAGATAGGTGTGGAAAAAAGAAGTGTCCTGATGGTACTTTTGTAGACAAAGAAGCAGCTTGTGGCTCAACAAACCCGTGTGACGACCCAGTATACGCCTCAGAGAATGAAGACGAGTGCGGCACTAGCGGTGGTGGCTTTGTTGTAGACTGTAACGAACCAAGACCTATAGGAACAGTTACTTTTGAATTGGTAGAACAACAACGAGCGTGGGATTTAAAGTGTGGTGGAGGTACTGAGGTTTGTGACAACGGCGCTACAGTTGAAAGCGGGTGTGAAACTTGTGAAGATGGTACACCAGTAGACAGCTACGAAGACGGGAAATGCCCACCACCTGTTAAGCCTCCTGTTACGCCTGTTGATCCTCCTGATACTACATCCGGTGGCGGTGGCGGTGGCGGTGGCGGTGGCGGTGGCTTTACCGCAGAAGCACCAGAAATTTCTATGGGAATAGAAGGTGATCCTGCGCTTTTAGCAGGTAGACAGTTTCCTATTACAGACTACTTAGCAGGACTCTTTACTGGCACTGGAGGCGGTAGAGCATGACATATTTAAACTTAGTAAACAACGTGCTACGCCGGTTGCGTGAAGACGAGGTATCTAGTGTCAATGACAACACCTACAGCAAAATGGTGGGTGACTTTGTAAATGACTCTAAGAAGATGGTAGAGGATGCTTGGGATTGGTCAGCACTCAGGACTACCCTTACGGTAACTACGTCTGCTGATATTTTTAACTACGTACTCACTGGGTCACAAAATAAAATTAAGGTACTAGACGTAATTAACGACACCTCAAACATCTTTATGCAGTACAACACTCAACACTGGTTTAACGATAAGTACTTGAACCAATCACCACCCAGCGGCTCACCTGAGTACTACACGTACAACGGCGTTGATGCTAGTGGTGACACTCAAGTAGACATTTACCCTAAGCCTGATGGTGTGTACAGCTTGAGATTTAACTGTATTCTCAGGAACGCTGAGTTAAGTGCTGACACAGACCAGTTAGTTATACCTAGTCAACCTGTGATACACATGGCGATAGCTCTGTTGGCTCGTGAACGTGGCGAGACAGGCGGTACATCAGCACCTGAGTACTTTGGTATTGCTGATAAGTTTTTGTCTGACGCGATTGCTCTGGACGCACAGAAGCACCCTGAAGAAACCATTTGGTACACTCCGTAGGAGCCTGACGTATGGCACAGCCACTACAAAGCATCAACTTAGTTGCTCCTGCGTTTAAAGGAGTTAACACAGAAGACTCTCCTATAGCACAGGATCCTTCTTACGCTGACGTTGCTGACAACGCTGTGATTGACAAGCGTGGGCGTATTGCTGCACGTAAGGGTATCGACGTAATTACTACTGACAAGACAGAGTTAGGTACTGACTACGTACACAAGGTCCATTATTTTTATGATGATGCGGGTAACGAAGTAGTATTTACTGCTGGTAACAACAAGATTATGACAGGGACAACTACGTTAACTGACGTAACTCCCGGCTCATACACTATTACAACTAACAATTGGAAGATTGTAAACTTTAACGACAAGGCTTACTTTTTCCAACGTGGTTACGATCCTTTGGTGTACGACAACGCTACGGGATTACGTACGTTTACTGTGGCTAACGGCGGTGCTACTGACGCAACCTTGAAGTGTCACGAGGCTTTGGCAGCTTACGGACGCCTGTGGGTTGTGGATAACGCAACAGACACACAAACAATTTACTGGTCTGATCTTTTAATTGGAGCAGACTTTACTGGTGGTTCCAGTGGTTCTATAGATGTATCTAAGGCTTGGCCTGATGGATACGACGAGGTTAGGGCGTTAGCAGCACACAACAACACTCTTATTATCTTTGGCAAGCACAGCATACTTGTGTACGGAGGTGCCTCTAGTCCAGCTAGTATGGCTCTGGTTGACACAGTAGCTGGCGTTGGGTGCATCTGTAGAAACTCTGTCCAGCACATTGGCACAGATGTTTTGTTTATGTCTAACACAGGACTCAGGAGCTTAGGCCGTACTATACAAGAGAAGTCACTACCTATATCTGACTTGAGCCTGAACGTAAAGACTGAGATTATTAGTTTGATTAACAACAGGACGTTACCTACGGCGTCTGTGTACAGTCCTGAAAATTCTTTTTACATTATTATGTTTCCAGATCAACTTACAGCGTACTGCTTTGATCTTAAAGGTAGACTTGAGAACGGAGCGTACAGAGTTACACGGTGGACTTCTATTCCACACAAGTCATTTGAAGTTACAACTGATGGTACGTTGTACATAGGAACGTCTGATGGACTAGGGACGTACTCAAGTTACTCTGACAACACAACAGCATATCGTTTTAGGTACTACAGTCCGGGTCTGACGTTTGGTGATCCTGCTAAAACAAAGTTGCTAAAGAAACTCAGGCCAACTCTGGTTGGTGCTGCTGGTGCAACAGTGTTTATGAAGTGGGCTTATGATCTAGCTACGGACTTTAAAACTTACGAGTTTACTGTAGGCAACCAAGTACCTGCGTACTTTGGTGTTGATGAGTTTGCTATCGGTGAGTTTACTGGTGGTGAGCTTACGACTAGAAACGCTGTTCAAGCAACAGGTAACGGAAGTATTATTACGATAGGACTAGAAGCTGACATTAACGGGTCTGCTTTATCCCTCCAAGAAATTAACGTATTAGCACTAATGGGTAAAACAGTATGAGCGACTATACAAAGACAACAAACTTTACTGCTAAGGACAGTTTACCTTCTGGGGATAGTGGTAAAGTTATTCGTGGTAGCGAGTTTGACACTGAGTTCACCGCTATATCTACAGCGATTGCAACCAAAGCTGACTTAGCTTCTCCCACATTCACAGGCACTGTAACAATACCCGCGTTGACGTTTACGGGTACTCTGTCTACAGGCACGATTGACGGAGGGACTTACTGATGGCTCTTGGAGATCTTTTTGGTGGATTCATTAGCGACATTGCTAGTGGTTTATATAGCGAGCTTCCAACAGAAGTAACAGGCGCTTTTGCAGATGTTCCCCTAGCAACAGAACCTGATGTCACGTTTCAGCCCTTTACGGTTACGTCTGGTGGCATAGGTTCAGTAAGAGGCGGTCCTTCTGGAACCACGTACGACCTCAGCCCTCAACAGCAAGCAATTAGTAATATGCTAATGAATGAGGCGCAGTTTCGCTTAGGTGGAGATCCTAGAGGTACGCTAGAGTCTCAGTTTGCTGGCTTAGACGTTATGAACTTAGGCCAACAAATGATAGGCACATCTCCTTTTGGGCTATCTCAGCAGCAACAGGCAGCACAGCAAGCGTTTGGCTTAGGTGGTCAGTTCATGGGCGCTGCGGCACAACAACCGGCAGACCTTAATCTTTTGCGTGGGCAGTTTGCAGGACAAGTAGGAGGCATGTTAGGACAACAACCTAGTCCAGCTATAGGTCAGTTTGGACAACAAGCGTTAGGTATGGGTGCTGCAGGCTTAGGTGCACAGGCTCCGTCTGATGTAGAAGCACTCAGAAGCCAGTACGCAGGACTTGCAGGGCAAGCCGCGCAAGACGTACTGACTCCTACGGCTGCTCGCGAAGCTAGTGTATTTGAGCGTATTAGAGCTACACAGCGTCCTGAAGAAGAACGACAGCGGTTACAGTTGGAAGAGCGTTTGGCTCAACAGGGACGCTTAGGTGTGCGTACGGCGATGTTTGGTGGTACGCCAGAGCAGCTTGCGTTGTCTAAGGCACAGGAAGAAGCACAAAATAGCGCTTCACTAGCAGCTATGCAGCAAGCACAGGCAGAGCGT